TCAGCCGGCTTAGTCGTGAGGATAGTGAACTTAGTCTTGCCGTCAGCAAGTACGCGAGCCATTATTTGGCCTCCTTCGCTTCCGGCTTGGCCGGCTTAGTGGTTTCCTTCGCCGTGCGGCGCGGGGTTTTCGTGAAATCAAAAGCCGGATGAGACAACCCAAGCCAATGCTCAGGGATCGTCTGCTTCTCACCGGCGACGTTATACGCTTCGATCTTTGCCATCAGTGTGCCTCCGTAGATTAGGCGGTCTTCTCAGACACCATCGCGTACTCATCAACCGCGTAGTATGGATGGTTCTTCGTGCCAGGGATAGTCACGTCAGTATCAGGCTGGGCGTCCATGAGGACGGACTGTTTCAGCCGCGAGGGCTTCCACGACGGAACGTAGGGTGTTACGCGGTTCAACGCCGCACGCACCCTTGTGACGGTGATAGTCAAGGATTCCCAGTTAGCGGCGACCGTTGTTGCGCGGATCCGCAATGACAACCCGGCCACCCGGTCGCCCAGTGAGTCGCCGTTATCGTCACCGGAAACCTCAGTGCCAAGGTCGCCCCACAACACCACGTACGGGTACGTAGGGATCGACGGGACGCCGCCGTAGTAGACCGTCAAACCCGCCGGAAGCAGGTTCCCGACAGCCCGGTAGTGGTCGCCCACATGGCCCGGCGGTGGGCTAGCGAAGACAACACTCACAGCAGGCCCTCCGTCGCTTTGAACGCGAACTCATAGAAGTTGGGGGCTTCCTCGAGCATCGCATCCTCCGGGTTACGGACAGTGCCGCCGCCAGGTTTCGACGTACCGAAATACGCGATACCCGCCAACGAACCAGACCCGCCCGGCGTCGGCCCAACCTCAGCCTCAATCACACCGTCACCGCCGAACGAGTTGACCCGCAGGTCATAACTGATCGTCGGCGCCAACTGCTTGAAGTGCCGGCTAGACCGGGCATCAGACCGCATCGCGTTCTTCGTGTTCAGCGCAGACTTAGCAACCACGCCGCGCATCTTCGGGACCATCAACGCCGGAATCCTGGTCAGATCACGGGCCAAAGCGTCAAGCTCAGAAGTGTCAACACTCACGATGTCACTTCCTCAACCCGCGCCCGCTGAGCCGTCGCAAACGACTTATGAAACAACTCCACAACCCGATACACCCGACCCGCAAGAAACGGATCCAGCACCGACGCCGTAACCGTCACCCGGTCACCAACCATCAAAGGACCAGCCGACACCGGAATATCAACCCGATACTCCTGCACCGTGTACTGATGCTCACCAGCCGCAGCAACCCGCGACTGGCTGATAGTCGCCTGAACCTTCGCCGCACCGGAGTACACCGCCGAATAGGTCTGCGTGACCGCGCCAGTCTGGAAATGCGTTTCCTCACCCGACTGCCGATCAACCGTCACGGCATCCAGCATCAGAGCCTCAGCCTCACGCCGACCCTGAGCGACCGCCTCGGCCGCGCTCACGCCACACCATACGGGCGGATCGTGAACACGTCACCAGACGAGCCAGGAAGGAGAAGGTTCCACTCATCATCAGTGAGCCCCAACCACCCAGACGAGTTCGCGTTGTCCGTAACCTCAGTCGTGGAATAGTCATCAATAGCGACCGTCCGCGACCTCAGCCCCTTCGGGTTATCCAGCTTCCGCAAGATAGCCCCAGAGACAACACGCTTGATCGTCGTGACCGTCGGCCGGCCCGCAGCGACAAGATCAGCGAGCGCCGGGATCCGTTCAAGAATGTCCGCCTCGAGGTCATCAATCCAAACCCCGACCTGAGACGTCTCGCCAGCGGCGAAGGTGCGGTTACCGCGAACCTCAACATCATTCACAGTCGTATAAGCCATAACCGCACCTTCCCTTACTTGCTGCTGGCCCGCTTACGGCGGGTGGGCGCAGGAGCCTTCTCTTCGGCTTCCACGGCTTCCGGTTCCTGCTCCTTGAAACCGGCCTCCCTGAAGCGGTCAACAAGCCCATCAGGCACGTCAACCGCTTTCAGGGAATACGGGTGAACGAACAGCATTACGCGGTGGTAGCGCCGGTCAGTTTCACAAAGTGGGCGCCGTCGCGAACCACGAACCCGACCTCGATTTCGGCGAGGATCGCGAACATGTTGCGCTGCCACAGGTTCAGCTGAGCGCCGCCCTTGTTCACGGTGGCCTGGTCAGACAGGCTGACCTTGATGCCCTCGACGGTGCCGTACAGTGCGGAACCGGCGAAGTCGCCAGCGAAACCAACGACATCAGCACCGGAGGCCGGGTTGTCGTACACGGCGCGGGACTTCAGCACCTGGCGACCGAACAGCGACCCGATGTTGCCGGTGCTGGTCTGGGCGTCCCGGAGGAACACGAAGTTTCCGGCGGCGTCCTTCGCGGTCATGATGGTGCCCTCAGCCTGCGGGGAAACCAGGAAGTGCGACACGTCGCCGCCAGCGACAGCAACGGTGGACAGAGCGCCGACGAGGTCGCCGACAGTGTCCGTGGCGTCAACAGCCACCGCGGCGGAACCGGACAGGACATCGAAGTTCGAGCCCGGCGCGGTGCCGTGGAAGATCGTCTGGTCGAACTTGCGGCCCAGAGCGGTCGGGAGGCGACGGGCCAGCTCGGCGTACAGGCCCGGCAGGTCGCGGCGGAACTCGTTGGAGAACGTCTCGATCACGGCGAGCTTGTACGGGGTGATGGACTTGCTGCCGACCGTGGCGTCAGAGACGGGCTTCTCGTCCGTTTCGTTGACCCATCCGGCCTCGGCGTCGCCCGTGATGATCGGGATGGTTACGCCCGAGCCGGGCAGGTTGATGCGGCGGGAAGCCTGCATGATGACAGACTCGCCGACAGCGTTGGCCCAGATCTCGGAAGAGATTTCCTTGGGTAGAAGAGCGGATACCCCCGCAGAGGTACGATTCAGATCAATTCCAGCCATTTTGGCTTACTCCTTATTGAAGTTGGGTTTCAAAGAACTTGGCGAACTGATCGCCAGTGCTTCCAGAAATGGGTGTGCCCTTCGCGCCCTGAGACGGGTCAGGCTTCGGGGTGCCGGGAGTGTTCAACCGTGCTAGGAGAATGTCAGCCTTCGCAGCCACTTCTTCCTCGGTGTCACCGGTCAGGAACTCAATCAGATCCGCCGGGACGCCCTTAGCGAGCGCGACCGTAGCGCGGATGTTCTCATGCCTCAGCCGGGCCAGTTCAGCAGCGGCCTCAGCGGCTGCGTTGTTCGCCCGTTCAAGCTCTGAGAGTTTGGAGTCCTCGAACTCCTTCAGCTTCGCCTGCAGTTCAGCGTTCGAGCGTTCGGCTGCCTTGCGAGCATCGCGCTCAGCTTTGATAGCCTTCTGCCCGGCGTCCCCAAGGTCGGCGGGTTCCTGCACACCCTCAGCTGGTTCAACAGCGTCAGATGCCTCGGTGGTTGGTACTTCCGACATAGTTTGTCCTCCGTCGCGGATGGAAAAACCCCCGAAGCATCGCGCATGGGGGAGAATAAGGGGGCTTAGTAGCCGAGGCGGTTTTTACGCCCGCCAGAGAAGCCGAAGCCCTCGCCCCGGATAGGGGCTATGACTTGGCCTTGGTCTGTGATGTAGCCGTATTGCTTCAACATGCGAAGCGCTTCCTCACGGGAGCCGGCCAACTGATAGATCGTTTCGGGCATAACTCGAGCGGTTCGCGCTTGGCTGTACTTACTGCCCTGAACCTTCTTGAACTCGGCTTGCTGGGCGCCGAAATAACCGCGCTTGGTGACACCCTCACGGGTAGCAATTAGCCCGCCCTGAGTGGTGTACATGCCGCGCCGGGCGTTGACCACCTGTGAGATGTCGGCGCCGTCGCGGATCGCCTGAGCGCCTGCCTTCGTGAACGCCTTATCCTGCTCAGCCTCGGACAACCCGTTGAAGTAGTCATACGGGTCAGCGATCAAACCTTCAGACCTGGCAGCATCAACACCCTTAGAAGGCTGTTGAATGCAATCACACTTAGGATGCCGCTGAAACCCGGCGTTCCACTTGTAATAGCGGCCAGCCAGCACAGTGCAACGCGAACACGACGGCGGATTCAACATCCGCACATACCCAACCTGCGGGCGCACAGCAATATCAATCCCCGAAGCAGTCCGGGCAGTGTCCGCCAACGTCGTGCTGATGTTCCGCTCGAGCAGCTTCAAACCGCCCGCCAGAGCATCACGAGGCGCAACACCCTGAGAAATCAGCGACTTCACACCAGTGACCGGGGAGTACAGCAACGACTCGAGCGGCCTGCCATCAGACGCGACACCAGCCAACGACTTGTACTGAACCGCGGCGACCGGAGCGACATAGGAGCCCATCGAATCCAGAGACTCAGCAACATACGTAGCACCCGCAAAAGCCGCATCAGTCTGCGCCGCCACCATCGCAGGCAGAAACCGCGCCACCTCATACGACCAAGACCCCGAAAGATCATCAGCGCGCACGTTACGCCAGGCGCGGCGCCCCAACCGAAGCGCCGCAGCCTGCAACCGCAACATCAACCTGTACTGGTCAACAACAGGATCCGCGTACACTACGCAACCTGCTGATCCTCAGAGCCCAACAGCTTCTCGAGCAGCGGGTCTGAAGCCTCGGAATCGAAGTAGCCGCGCTCCTTGTCCTTGCGAGCCTCAGACCAGCCCATCTCATCCCAGGCACCCTCACGGGACAGAATTGGAGTGCCGCCAGCAAGCTTCGTGATCGCATCCGACTTCTGCGCGAACGTCGGCGTACCAGGGTCAAACCACTCAGTCTTGATCTGGTTAGCCGCCGGCCACTGACCAGTGCGAAACCGCTCACAAATACCCTGCACCCACGCCCAGCCGTCACCGTCAGAAGAGTTCTTATCCTCGACGTTCAGGACAAGGCGGGACTCGTCAGCGCGGATAGCTCCCTCAGCGGCGGGGTTCACACTGTTCTGGCCCAGATACCGGAGTGGGAGGCCAGTGACAGACGAAACCGCCTTAGCTTCCATTTCAATCGTGTCGTGGAAGTTCTTCAGGTCCGCGGCGTCGAACTGCCCAACCTTCGCGTCCTTGTTACCGTTCGCCCAGATCGCACCCATGTACGACTCCCAAACCGGGATCGGCAGGCCGGCGGCGTCAACAAAGTCGCCCTTAGACATGCCCACAACCCACCGCTTCGGGATAGCGATAGTCTCAGCCGCGACCTGCATGTTAGTCAGCGTCCGGCCAACAATGTTCACATGCGGGATAACGTCGGTCATCTCCGACTCGCCCGACCACTCACCAGTGAGGCGACGGTTCAGGAACATCACAATCGGCACCCGGCCCAGGTTATGAACGTCCTGGTCAACCTCGCGCCACTCGTTATTGATCTTCTCAAACCAATGCGTCGAGTTCGGCAGATACAGTGTCGCTAGCGTCGGCTCAGGTTCAGCCGCAGAACCGCCATACAGTCGCAGGGCCGACGAAATACGGCGAGTACGAGGATCAACCACAGCAGTCATCTCACGCGGCGACTCAACCGTCACCAACGGATGCTCACGGTCCTCCGGGTTACTCCCCACACACACGAACCCGCGCCCATAAATGAGCTTGTCCTTATGCAACAGCGCCGACTCGGAATCAAGGTTGTTCGCGTCCCAATGCTCACGCAAAACAGACGCCGCAGCCGACTCGCCCGGAAGAATGAACGACTTCACCTTCTGACGAACAGCCACCGAATCAACAGCAACCCGGTTCCAGTTCAGCACCGCCTCAAACGAACGCAACTCAGGCGGCACAGCCAAACCAATATGCACCAACCGCTGCAAACCCTTGTAATAGTTCAGCATCAACTCATCACCGTTAGCGTTAGCGCTAGCCTGATCGGTGTGAGCCTTGAAAAGGGCTGCGATTTCCGGCGTTAAAGCCACAAAGGCCCCCTATCTGAACACGAACATTCGGTTGTCTTGAACTTCACCCCAGCCCGCTTCGTGAGCGTCAGCCGCGGCAGTGTGCGCGAGGATCCGCGCCATAAGCGCGTCGATCTTCTGATGGTTAGCGGGCTTACCCAGGACGTACTTTTGCCCAGGCTTAGCGATCTTCTTAGCGTTCGCCGCGTGAACCGTGACAATCGGGCACCCGTCATGGCTTATGCGCCCCTGAGCGAGGTCAATCTCAAAACGGCGAATCTCAGGAAACATCCGGCTAATCTGGTTCGTCGGCCACTCAAAAACGTGATTGTCGCCGTACTTCAGCGCCCAATCACCAATCTCCGAGTACCAGTCATGCGGGTCAGCGTAAAACCGCTCCACAGAGTACCGGTCCATGAGTTCATCAACAGCAGCATGGACCTCACCGCGAGGAATCGACCCGCCCCACTCCGCAGGGTTCCACACAGTAGGCCGCTGATCCGGCCCATACCGGGGAGTGAACGTGAACCCATCCAACGTCTCAGCCTGAATCGCCGTCCAGTCATCCGACTCCGAACCATCAAACCCCAAACAAACCTGCGTGCCGGCATCAGGATTTGGCAGCCAAGACATTTCCTGCATAAGCGGCATCCCACAAACCATCCTTCAACCAAGCACCAAGACCATGCACAATCCGGTTCCCATAGAAACGCTCCGCCTGCGACGGGTCCGTTTCCATCAGCTCCGCAGCCTCAGCCTCAATAGCGTTCAAATCCACCCACGGAGAACCCGCGTAAACGTACTTGTGGATCTTGTGACGGTCAGCCTTGTTCTTATACGACAGGTCAGCCGGCGGCTTCCGGTAGAACCGGTAAATATCCGTCGCTTTCGACTCATAAGTCTGCTGCGCCGTCGAGTTCTCGGCAGGATCCCAAGGGTTCGTCCACTCAATCGAACGGCCACCCATACCAGCCAGGCCACGCCGCATAGTCTGAGCAACACGAACCATCTTGTTCTGCACCGTGTAGATGCCGGACTCGTCAAAGTTCGCAAAGTTGATCGGGTTACCCAGGCGCGACATAGCCGAAGACGTGACAGCCTCAATCTTGCCGTTCTCAGGAAGCCGCACGAACTGCTCGCCCGTCTTCATAATCTCGTCAAGAGGCCCACCGCGAACCATCGACTGCAACGGACGGTAAACGTTGTCAACCTGCTCCTCAGACGTCGCCACCAACTGAATCAACGACGTCTTACGCGGGATCCCCATCGCGTCACCAGGCTCATACTCATACACGAACCCGCAACCACAACCACCATCCCGGCAGTCGTAAACCTCGCCGCCCTCAGCCCAACCACCAAAAACAACAGGGCCAACAGCCTCGAGGCACGTCACAGCAGCCGCAAGGGGGCCCTTGCCCGTCTTCTGCGGCGCCACAACCTGAGTACGGCGGTAAGTGAACGCAGGCGCAAGAACAGGCCGCTCAGGAACCCACACAGCGTCACGCCGCACCCGATAATGGTTAGCGATAATCTGCAACTGCCAATCAGACGGCACAAACGCCCGGCCCTTGTCATACCCATCAGGCACCGAACAATGCTGCTCAATCCAATCAGCACCCAAGAAACCTAGCGTCTGCCCAGGATCAAAAGAAATACTGAAATCATCCGTCATTCCCCACAACCTTTAGACGGGCACGAGACGAAGCGCGGGCCTTGCCCGCAGTACCAGTAGCCTTCTCAGGCTCAACGTCAGCGATCTTCCAACCGTTCTCACGCAACCCAGCCGGAGTCAAACCAATCTGATCCCCAAGCCGAATCACCTGAGACACCAAAGCAGCGTTAGCCTCCACATCCTCCATGCGGACAGACCAGCGCACATACATCGCAACAACACGCCAACGCCAAGACTCAACAGACCAAGCCGCCGCCTGCGGAGTGCGCCACAACTCAGCCCAAACCACAGCCTCACGATCACCCAAACCCGGCAACGGAAAATCAGGTACAACCCCCGCATAACCACCAGCCGGCAAAGCATGAAACACAACACCCTGCGCCGCCGACGTCAACGAGTTCGGATCCTTCTGAGGCCCAGACCTATTACGAGAACCACCACGAGTCATGATGCCCTCCCAAAAGGTTGAAGCTTGAATGTCTGAACCCCAAAAACTTCTAAGCGCCCTCACCGGCGGTCTGGGCTTTGTTGGGGCTTCGGTCCCCCCGGGTGGGGGTGTGGGGGTCGGTCAGTCGGGTCTCGAGTGTGCTTGTCTTCCGCCTTCACTGCGGTTGCAACGTACGTGTTCGGGACCGCGATACATAGTCCGGTCTTGGTCGTCATGGCCTAGGTCGAACGGCTCGTCCGCGTTGATTGGTTGTGTGCATCGCCAGCATGTGAGTGTGCCGGCCTGGTGTTCGGGGATGAACGCACGACGTAAGGCCTGATGACTCGCACCGTATCCGCGCCGGTTACTGTTGCCACGCTGCTGCTCGTACTCCCTATTGTGTGCAGGACAGTAGCGACCAGACGCGGGGGTAGGACAGTCAGCCTTAGCGCAGATGCGCTTAGCCCTGGCCATCAATCGTCTAGGTCTTCAGCTTGCGCGCTTGCCCAGTCAGTGTCAGCGAACTCACGCTCGAGCGTATCGGTACGCAGATTCTCAGCCCATGCTTCCAGCACAGAGCAGATAGCAGAATAGATCCTCACGCGTTTACCTCCACCGTTTCGTATTGCACATGGAAGGGGCCGGTGTAGGTGTTCTCGAAGCCTCGGACGCAGTGGTTGCACCAGTAGAGGGTGCCGAGGTTGGCGAGGATGACTTTGGCGGCTGCCCTTGCTGATGGGTGCCTGTCGCATACCTGGCCATCCATGACGTACCTCCGCTTGTGTGGGAAGGGTTGAGCGGCCCAGGCGTTACGCCGCGGTTCCAGGTGGTTGATCGGCGGCCGGTCGCGCTCAGTGGG